GAAGATAATCTCCGTTGTACAAGGTCTGGGTCGATTTTAGGCATTACGGCTGCCAATTTATCCAATGGATTGCCTTCATAAGCAACACCACTGATATCATTTTTAACTAGCCAATCACAGGCTGCTTTAAGTTCATGAGCGGAAGCTTCTCCACTCTTTATTCTTTTAAGGAATTCAGTTGTAACGAGCCGATGTAGCTCGTTAAACTGTTCTTCCGTAGCTCTTTTAGCCATTATGTTTTAGGAAATAACTGTTTCTCCAAAAATTCTACTGCTTTATCATCCACTTTATTATCGGTAGTGGTAACAAGCTTCTTTAAAAGATCAACGATTAGTTTTTTAACTGAATCAGAAGTTGCGAATTTGAGTAGGATTGGCTTAATTAGTAGAATCATTTAATTTAGTGGGTTGTTTTGGACATTTGTACTCTTTATCTTTCCAAGGAAGTGTAAATCCTTCAACTGGAGTACATTCAGTTTTTAAATACTGCTTAACTGCAGCTTTCTTTTCTTTTTCATACTTAACTATAGGGACAACATCGTTACACATGTGGTAAACACGTGTATCTTCAGCTAACATAAAACCTTTTCGTTGAAGTTCAGCACATTTTAGTACACGGACTAGCTCATAATCAAGCTTCATTTTGTCTTCTTGCCGTTTAGCTATCCGTCTACACTGTTCTAAACCTCTTCGGTCTAATGGAAACATGAAGTTTACCTGTCCTCCCCAGTTCTCAGCTATTGTATAGGTTCTCTGGTTCATATTTTCATCATAGGGAGTCGTATGATTCCCCATGTAGAAAGGACTGAACGTCATAGTAGCACCATTACAGCTGACTCCAGAACCGTAGTGCTGCCTTGAAGGAGCACCATTGTTCTGGAATTGCACAGCTTGATTGGTCACATTTCCTGTCGCTGCTGCAACTGGATTTGATACATTCGTAGTCTCTGGATCTGACGCTTTAGCAGGTGCTATTGCGAGAAGACTGACAAGGAGACAGTAGTAGACTCCTGTTCGATAGTTCGGTCTACTTCTATTTTCTCTATTACCTGACTCGCTGCTCTTGAAACCACTTCCAAAGAAAAGTCGCTTCCAGCTGTATGAATTGTGAAGATTGAATCCTCGTCTACTAGACCTCCAGAGCTGGCTGAGGTATGGGTTATATTGTCCCCAGACCATTTGTTTAACGCTGCTCCATAGGTGGTTGTTACGATTTCTTCTGTTATGTCTGTTGTAGTAGTTGTTGTACTGTTCATCGACCCCTGAGTGAAGTTTGGGGTTACAATTTCTGCTCTTGCTACCGTGGGTGATGCCAGTAGGAAGAGTAAAAGCCATTTTTTCATTCTTCCTTTTTCTTAGCCATAGGACAATTTACTGGACCTTTGTTTTTATTATTGTTGCCTGTAGTAAGGCCAAAGGTCGCTAGTGCTCCAGTAAATACACTAGCAACGAACGTGATATCAGAGTTACCTGATTTTTTTACCATAGGTATTTCTATGTAATTCATTGTGATTATAAAACCACTCCAAACTACAACACCTAATCTAACGAATGTACCAAGAATCTGTATTTGAGCTTCTTGATCTTCTATTCCGTCTTTAAGTTTTTGGACAAGTCCTTTTTTTTCTGGCGGTTTTCCTTCCATTTATCTACTTTTTTCTGTAGGAATTTTTGGATTTGTTTTTTAAGTTTATCAAATAGAGGTGTAGCAAGGGTGGTAGTAGCTACAGCTGCGACAGCTGCATAGGTAGCGGTGGCTACTACTTCTGCACTAGGTAAAGGTAAGTCAATTTTAACAACAGGTATTTTAAGAGTTGGCTGTACCATACTTGTTGTTTCTTCGTCTTCAGTTTCTGCTGGTGGTTCTTCTAACTCTACACCAGCTGGAGCTTTAATATTACCGGGTGGTATAACAATCGGTGGGAAGACTGGCATATCTGCAGTAGGAGGTTTTAAAATTATATCTTTAAATTCTAAAGCATCCGGCAGTTTAGATTTTATGGATGGAACTTCCATTTAGGCATGAGCATAATAAATATATTTGTGATTATTTAAATTCATTACTGATTCATCTTCCTTTATAACAAAACCTGTTGAAATAGGATGTCCTAAATCACCTAGAGCTGTAGTTTGAGCACCAGTTTCATTAAGTTCAAGTAATTGATCACTAGATCCAGAAGACCATCCTCTTGTAGTATCAAAAGTTACCCAGTGTTCATCATTACTTGATGATTTTATAAGTACAAATCTAGGTTGAAATCCAGTAGTTATGGTTTGTGTAGAAGAATCACTAGTTCCATTTCCTGTGTAATAACCACACTTGCTGATTTTTGCAACGCTTGCGAAAAGCAATGCCACTATAGCTTCGTTATTGTGGTTAACACCTGAGTCAGCATTAATAGTGAAATAAGTGGAAGTCGGTGCAGTTTGGTTCCATATTGTTACAGCAGATTCTTCATCATTAGTATTTAGTTTTAAGCCATAGTTATGAGGAGTCGTACCACCATTTAAGCCTATATGATACACCCTCCAAGGCTCTGATCTATCTCTATTTTTGACCCATATCATCTCTGGAGTTTTATTCAATGAGTGCGCTATTTCATGACCTGCTGTTCCATTTCCGTCATAAGTTACCACATCAAAACCAGCGTGTCTCTTCCACATCCATGCCTGTCTATCGCTATTTAAATCTTTGAAATATCCAACATTACTATCAAAAACTAAATTACTATCACTAGCATCTGCTGCAGTTGAATCTGTAAACATTCGTTCGTCGCCTGTAAGACGAGCACCAGTCAACCAACTACTGGAAGCAGCAGGTTCTCTCATAAGACCAAAATCAACAGGGAAGGTACTATCAAAGCAAGGGATAGTTGAAGAACTATTACCCGTATCCATAGCGAATACGTCCGTACCAAGTGCGGGAGGCTGGCCAACATACCCATCTGGTCTTCTAATTGCCATGTAGATTATCGTGTTACCTGAACCATTTAAATCACTATTACCATCCGTCATTATGAATCCTGTGGATGTTAAATCTACTCTGTTAGTATTTGCTTCTGCGTTATTATTATCAGCAGTGAACATGGCATCTACATTCCCTGTTACTATTCCTCGCAGACTGTCAAAGATATGCCAACTTTCGGAAGCACTTGTGTTCTTTAAAAGCAGCCATTGAGGTTCAAACCCAATTTTCACTTCCAAATCTGCGGAGCCTGTTCCTGAAAAGCTACCGCACTTGATTACGTTTTGATCTCCTCCTTCTCCAAAAATAAAGGCAGCAGGGTCATCAAATGGTGAATCAGTTGATGCTGTTCCTCCAGAATCATTGATAGTTGTAGGAGTAACAGTTGAACCTGTTATTGATGCGTTATTACAACATAAAAGAACTGTATTAGTTATATTCGTTAATGGCTCAGTTGGTACTTTAAAGTCTGTTGTATAAACTGCTGATCCTTTTACCACTCTGAAATTAGATATATTTCCCTTCATGTGATCTCCAGCAGATCCATTTTCTATCTGAGTACCTATAGTCATTTTATTGTTGGAACCACTACCGATACTATCCCCACTTTGATCCGTACTTGTATCTACTAACTTTCCATTAATAAAGAATCTACTTGTACCTGATGCTCTTGTTACAGCGATATGAGCCCATTGACCTGCAGTTTTTGTATCTTTAGTAAGGATAATGTCACCTGTTCTCCCATCGTTTACCCTAAAAGTTGAATAAGCAGCAGTAAAACTCATACCACCAGCAGTATTGGTATCACCTAATGTCCAAGCGGTATATTTTGAATTATGATCATCGAATTTGCACCAGCATTCAATACAGTAATCACCTGTACCGAAACTAAAATCATTATCAGTATTAGTATTTATATTATTTCCACCCGTAAAGTAGACGGATCTTGCTGTTGCAGCTGTACTTTCACCTCCTGCAAATACATAAGCTACATACGAACCCGACGATGCATTAACTAAAGCATCAGTTCCTATTGAAAATACAGAAGCAGTAGGTGCTGTATCATTCCATAGTGAACTGGGAGAATTAGTTGCAGCATTAGTTTCATTAAAGTATGAAAAATACTCTTCAGGAGTATCTTTATGATC